CTTACTTTTAATTCTTTCATTCTGCTATTCTCCTTGTAATTTTTATAGTTTTCTTACATTGCCATACTATTCTTCTCCCTGGCTGACCTATGCTATTCAGTTCCGTCGCACATCTTCACTTTTCTTCGCATAGCTACTCTCCTCCATGCCTCTGCACCGCTCCTCATTTCCTGACCCTGCCACAGCCACACACATCATTTCAGAACCTTTCGTAGCAATTCCTCTGCATTTCCTCGCAAAGCCGTGCCTTTGCATTTCAATTCACTTCGTTAATATGCTTCTCCATAGCACATTCAACGCTACTCTACTCTTTACCTCGCCATTGCTGTGCTTATACGACATTCTTTTCCATACTTCTTATACTTTGCATTTCCCTGTTGACACATCCTCCACCCATTTGCAAAAGGCCAAAGACAGGTACCTCGCCAAACTGTCTGGATAGCTTTCATATAAACTCTCGATTTTTTTATATAATGCATCAAAATATTCATCATCATTTTTCACATTGTAAAATTCTTTTATTGCATTCCAGAACTCCGGCATGAACTTGTGCATGATCGGAATATCTTTAGCTTCTACTTTCATCTTCCACCTTCTTTTTTAAAGTAACCGATAGTAACCGAAACGTAACCGTTCAAAAATCCGCAAACCATTGATTTTACTGCATGGTAACCGGGTAACCGGGTAACCCTGGCTTTCTCATATAGGGAAACTTTTATACTCAATATGTACATATAAATACTTGAATATATATATGCAGAATCAAAGGTTACCTGGGTTACCCGGTTACCTTTTGAACGAATTGCTTGTCAATCAAACACAATATCGTCCGTAATCTCAAAATTATCATTACAATTCACAAAGCCTTTCGGAATCTCATCTACAATTTTCAAGAACACGCACTTGGTGACAATTCCGTCCAGCTTCTTCGCTTTGGTCGGATAACCTCTGCTGTCGGTTTCCACAAGTCCTTTCTTAACAGCCCATGATAGGAAAGCCTTTCTGGAGAATTTTCCAATTTTGCACAGATCATCGAACGCAGCACTATAGATTATTGCGGTTGACGTCTTCTCTACCGGATCGCTGTCAATGGCTCCCCATCTTTCTGTCTTGATATCCGGGTTGTCATCGAACTTAATTCCGTTCATAGCGATCTTGTCAACCACGAACCAGTAAGCACGTTCGTTTTCGGAAACCATTTCTTTTTCTGTCAGGAGACTTTTTGCTGTCTCGATGTCAATATACTGGCCATCATGGAATAGCTGATCTGTTGCAATCTTATCTGCTGCCAGAATGATGCTCATAGATATACTCTGCTTCTGCATTTTATCATCGTCCTGTATAAGCCCCTGATAGTGCTTTTGCAGGGCTTTTATATCATCAATGGACATTTCCTTAACTGCGTTCACAAAGTCGATTCCTGCATATCCGTAATTCTTTTTGAGGGTATCTGCGGTAAGCTGCGGATCATCAAATATCTTTTCAGAACACTCAACCTCAATAATTCGGTTAATCGCTCCGCCTTGACTGACATATCCGGCAAGCGGACGCTCACCATTGGTCAGAATGCAGTTCTGCCAGCGATTCTCCCGGTTCACGCCCAATTCCTTATTAGAACGACTCTTTCCTTTGCCGGAACACAGATCGTACACAATGCCCTCGAAGTTATCCCTAATCTTGGCAGATACCTTGGAAGTATCATCCAGAATTAATGGAAGATTGTTGAGCATATCAGACTTTGCTTCCAGAGCCACATCTGTTGTCTTGAAGTCTCCTATGTACCTAGATTCACCCGGATTTGCCCAGACGGAAGCCCCCAACATAAGCGTTACGGTCTTGCCGCCCTCAGTTTCTCCCCAGAGGTCTACAAAAAATGGGAGAGCACCGACCAGTTTAATCAGAATACTGGCGAAACTCGCAGCCAGCATAATCTTCGGTTCAATCCTTCCGGTAGCACGAACCTTCTTCACGTGCTCATACCATTCTGTTCTGCTGCCACTTACACTGATACTTTCATACAGTTGTCGGAATCTCATATCTCCATCGAATACAATGTCCTTGTCGTAGGGAAGGAAATAATCCTTGATCCAACCGATTTTACTGGATGAATACTGGATGTTGATATAATCGTCATTTGCATTTTCAACGTCTGACAGATACCGTACAAGAAACTTCGCGTTCTCAGATGTCACTGAAATCCCAAGTGCAGACAAGCCAACGATTTTAGTAGATGATGCAACCATGGTTTTTGGCACAATAACCTCTGACCATTTATTATTCCTCTTATAGATTAGCTTTATCTGCTCTTCTCCAGTCTCCAGATTCTTCATTCGCTCTATTGGAAGTATAGGATGATAACAGGCTATAATGTCCGGCGATCCTGGATTTGTGTTTGATATTCTAATTCCATCATCGTCCGCCACCCAGTTGAGACATTTCATTCTGTCATATTCGCAATCAGAGAAATTAGTCCACTGGTCTAGCATAGACACTGCTCTATTGTTTTTCTCTTTCTCGATCATCTGTTTCTGTACTTTCGTGTAAGCTTTCAACAAATCTTCGAATTTTTTCTTTACACCAAGCTCTTTGGCTCTGTCCAGAAGAGTCAGTGTAAGACGCGCCTTGTATATCTCATCTTCCTGGCTGAATATCTCGCCAAACACTTCTTCGTCCAGAATAGAGTCCTTCGTGAGCTTGCTTATCATTTCCACTTTTAATCACCTTCTTCCAGTCCTGTTATGAATCCATGGTGATACAAAGCAAGTTGCAGCTTATTCCACGCTTCACACCATCTGTCAGAAAGAGGTGGCCATCTGTCAACTTCTGCTCGATAGAAGTCAATGTCAGACAAACACTCTTGCAGTTCAGCCTTTTTCTTTCGCTCCTCTTTCTGCCGCATTTCCATCTGTTTTCGATGATGATATATTGCCATTCTGGAAGAGAAATCTGGTTTCTGGTAAGTTCCCCCAAGTATGGTAAAAGCTGTCTTAAAATCGCAATTATCCATGTTCTGAACAAATGCAAATATGTCACCTGTCGCACCACACCCGAAACAATAATAGCTGTCTTTATAGATTTTCATGGATGCGGTGCGATCTCCGGCGTGAAATGGACACTGAACAAATCCTGCTCTGTTCGGAACCATGCCATATCTGCTCAGAACGTCCATCATGCTATTCTGCTGCTTAATTGTTTCTTTATCCATTTGACAGAATCTCCAAAATTCTTTTACCGGTGTCTTTTTTGTCGCAAAACAGAAATTCAACACCATACTTGCGTTGCATCGTGCAAAGAATCTTATATAAGACATCTCCATGCATGACTTTCTGCTCCTGTTCCACCCAGACACCGTTTTTCTTGACTCTTTTCTTTCCGCGAGGATTCTCCCACCAGAGCACATCGTCCATCTTTTCAATCCCTTTTCCATGTTCACACAGGAACACAAGTTTTATTCCTGCTTCATTCGCCCGGATAATCTCAGCACGGAATCTCTCATGCTGCTGGCATACATTACCGCATAATTCGGAGAGATTTTGCTTTCGGTCAACAACCAGTCGAGGGTTGTCATAATTCATGTAATCCCCGACGTATAGCTTCGACACGAACCATTTTTCTCCTGCTGCATCAAATGCTTTCTTAATGCCATCAATAACTTTCTGATGTTCCCTACTGTCAATTTGTATCATGCGAACGGCAACTCCTCGTCAATTCCATCTGGAATACTCATAAATCCGTCTGGGTCTGTTTCTGGATGCGGCGTCTCCGGCTTCTGCTGACTCTGATTAGAACCTTTGCTTTCGCCAAACTCAATTTCTTCCACAACAATGTCCGTTGTATATACCTTCTGTCCATCACGATTAGTGTAGCTGCCGGTCTGGATTCTACCAGATAAATCCGCTTTCATTCCTTTAGAAAAATATTTCTCGATAAATTCTGCTGACTTTCCGAAGGCGATGCAATTCAAGAAATCTGCTTTCTGATCGGAACCCTCTTTTACGAATCTCCTGTTTACTGCAATAGAAAACCTTGCAATAGACGTTCCCTCGTTGGTATATTTAATCTCTGGATCACGTGTAAATCTTCCTGTAAGAACTACTTTATTCATGCTGTCGCTCCTTTTTCTGTATGCTGTTTATCATAGTCAATTAACATTTTGAGACATTTATGCCCTTTCTCTTTTGTAAGTGACTTAATGTCATTTACCTTGAAACGAGTCTTGATCTGTTCCAAAAGTTTAGCTTCCGGGTACTTATCAATAATGTTTTTAATTGACATAGTAGTCTCAGAACTAATCATCTCGGTTTCTTTTGACGGTTCCACTTTCCTGCCGGACGTTTTTTCTTTCTCTCCTGTATTGGTGGAATCGCTGTCTTTGTTATCATCAATACAGAACAGTCCGTTTAAAGCGTATTTCCTGGCATAGGATGAAGCTGCGCCTGTCACCTGTGAAGAATCCATACCTTTCTTAGACTCTTCTTCCCTTGCATAAGCAACGGTTGTAATCTCGCCGGTATCTTCACAGTCATTCAGATGGGCTTCTGCTCTGACATATATTCTGTCTCCAACAACTTCCATCCGATCTGTGACGTTTAACACAGTCTTTGTTTCTGCCAGGAGCGGTTTTACAGCCTCCAGAATATCCTCACAGCTCCTGTATTTGTATTTCCCGAAGGAATTGTACTGTCCTTTAGGGGCTTTCAGCTTTGACTGAATAATACCCAACTTCTCATATATATTCACTTCTATTCCTCCTTGTCATAAACCACATGTTTGCTGCCCTCAATGATCAACAAACTTGCGATATCTTTCATTGATAAGGTTGATTCGTTATAGATTTCGACCAGTGCGTTGTAAGCACCTGTTGATACTTTCACAACCGGGTTGTCCTTATCGGTTGCAGGCTGCTTCTTCCTTGCCGGAATACGGATTTCAAATTCGCTCACTGATACTTTCCTCCTTATATGATTTCTGAGCCGTTAAAAGCCCATTTAGAGCCTGTACGTAGCTCGCCAGCGTCCTTGCCTTGTATGAACTCTCGATGTAGTTATCAGCTACAAGGGAAAGCTGCTCATCTATCAGGGCGAGGATTTCATCAATTCTCTCCTGCATCTTTTCTCACCTCACTAAAGAAACAGTAAACATTGTCAGAGCCATCTCCTCTCGCCGGATTCTGCTCGCCGTTCGGAAAGATTCCGCCAGCGCAATGATATTCGAGATGATTCAGATACATGTCCGGGTTCTCCCAGTCAAGAATGTACGCTTTCCGCCTGTTCAACTCCTTCAGAAGCTCGTTCACTGTCACTGTCAGTTCCATTGTCGGCAGGAGCTTTAGTTCTGTCTGATTCAGCATTTAACGGGCACCTCCCATCTATCAGAAGTTCCAGCAAGAAAGTTTTGATTTCATTAAGCTTTTTACGACTTTCTTTCTCGTAAAATGGATTAAAAGATACACTCTGATATAAATCCCATTTAAATTTGTCTTCGGGAAGACTAACATCTTCTTTCCTTTTGAGTCCACATACGGTCATGTCGTAAATTGAATAACTGAACATGACACTGGCTGCCGGGGCTTCATTCGCGACTCTTTTACAGAGTTCATAGATTTTATCAATTTCTTTCTCAAACATTTCCATTCTCCTTTCCCTCTGGCGTATCAATATCCCAGAGAATTCCATATACGATTATTGTATTCATCACCGCCGCAAAAAGCTGTCTGCCCGATCCGCCCCATTGCCAGAACGGAAGGAACGTGGAAAAGCTCCCGATCAGTGCGGCACAGATGATGTTTTTCAGATTATTCACTGATACCTCCCATGATCCACGCAAGGTTGCTCGCTACCAGTGCAGCGGCCGTCACAATCCATGCGGTGAACCACTTTCTTGATTTCTTCTTGCTTTCCTCGACGATCTCAGTCGCAAGTGCTACTTCAATGTCAGCCCATGTTGGCTGATTTTCGTTTCTAATTTCACTCATATCTTGCTAATTTCTCCTTATTTGTTCTTATTTGTCTTTACAATTAGCAGATAGAGAACTATAATGTATCTATCCACTAAGGTACTTTAGTGGGTGCAAAGCTCCGGGGTGGAGGTGTCGGCTCCCTCCGGGGCACTCACTTATTAAGAGCAGCCTTGCCTTTCCAGACATGACCAGTTACTTCATAGACTTTTCTGGGGCTTATGATGTATGTGATCCTGCCACCGGAAAGGCTTTTTGCTGGCTTGTTATTCTGGATAGCAGTCCCAATCGGCAGCCATCCGTATACAATTCCTGCTCGGATTGATGTTACAGGAAGTCCGATCAGCTTGCTTGCATCAGATACGCTCATACTCTCTGATGAAAACTCTGGCATCTGTGGAATGCCCGATATGATTCTCGCAATCTCTGCGGCAAACTGATGAACTTCTGCATTTTCTTTGATGTAAGTATCAACTTCGCTCATGTTCCCCTCCTTGTTAATTCGTGCTATACTCTCCTATGAAAGGAGGTGTTAAAAATGACTTACGATGAATTTATGTCGGCCATTAACTCCGATGTTGAAAGAATTTTAAATGAAAACTCTGTTAATGTTGCTCAGAGCCTGCTACAAGGTCTGTCAGAAAGTGAACCTTGCGTATCAAAAGAACAATTTCAAATCATCAGAAACGCCGTAAATACATCTATTCAGTCTTCTGTTCAAATAATGTTCGATTACCTAGATTCATTCGGAATACTGGAGTACGAACACCTGACTGAGCATCACGAGTCGCCTGTTTTAAAAGTGATTCAGGGCGGACGTTCGGACGCTGAGAAGAAATAATTTGTTGCTGGTCTTGAAGTTGCGATTCAAGACTGGCAGCTCTTCTTTCCAATGAGCGAATCCTTTTTTTTAGTGATCTACTCATACATTTACTCCTTTCTTGTGGTATACTCCCTATAGATGGGAGGTGATATTGATATGAAGAAACCCAGTATAGCGAATGGCTCTGTTGTTCCGCACAGCGCACTTGAACAGCAAATAAAAGAAGCTAAAGAAAAAGAATTACGGAAACAGCAATGGCGACATGATTTCCGAGTAGCTTTATTTAGTGCTGTTGTTGGCGGATTTACTGGATTCCTGGCTACTGTAATCACTCAGATGTTACTTTAGCATCCACTGTGCGAGTAGGCTTCCAAGTACTCCGCAGGTAGCCGAAAGCACAAAGCAAAGAATCCAAAATGCGATTCTGTTTTTCAATTTGTTTTCACCTCCAAGTTAAGAACTTTGTAGATGGTTTTAATCCGCCTGCTTACTTTCTGGAATCTTCGGCTCAAGAAACTTGTCAGTCCCAACAGATAACGCCCCGCAAATTAATTCGTATTCATCGAAATCTAATCTACGATTTCCATTAAGAGAAAGATTAAGTTTCTGAACAGGAATGCCGGTTTTGTTGGCGACAAATGTCTGTGTTATGCCGTTGTTTTCAAGGTATAACTTAATCTTTTTACCAACGCACATTCTTCATTTCTCCTTTCTGCTTGAATTTCGTTTTCATCGAACAATTATAGTATAACTTCGATATATCCGAATGTCAAGAATAAATTTCGAGAAAATCGAAATTATTTTATTGACAGTTCGAAATTTCTATATTATTATTAGTTATGAAGGGAGGAACCGATAATGACATTTGGTGAGAAAATCAAACAAGCCAGAACGGCAAAGAAGCTGACTCAGAAGCAACTTGCAGAAAGAATCAATGCAAAGCACAATTCAATTAGCGACTGGGAAAAAGATAAATGCAGGCCAGATATGGACACTATCGAGCTTCTATGCGGCATTCTGGAAGTAACACCGACATACCTCATGGGTTCTAAAAGCGATGACGATTATGCAACCATAATTGGAAATCTTATGTCAGAACCTGACATCTTAGATTTTATCGAGGAATACAAATCACTCGATAAAGAAGACAAGAAAGCAATAAAACAAATAGTTTCATCGCTAAACAAAAGGAGCAAGGGTTAATCCCCTTGCTTCTTTGATTTTAGATATTTAATAAGAATCGTATAGACAAATTTTAACTTGTTCTCATTTTCACAGTTTTCTATTAGTTCAATAATTTCTTTCTTATAATCCATACTATACCTCCTACCGCACAAAACATTTTCCAAACATTTGTTCTTTTATTATACTTCATCATTAGTACGATAGACCGGAGTTTTAGACAAATCACACCTTGCTAACTGCCAGAGATAGACTGGAATGTGCGTGATTGTAAAGAAAATATTTGCAAAATCAAACTTTAAGTGTGCTATAAGCAGAACTGATGCAGAAAGAATTACACTCAAATAATCCTGCACAGGAGCACTCTTCTTAACAACAGTCTTGGCGACCGAACGCAAATGCAAGCGCTGATATACGTAGCTTGCACTACGATAGTTCTGCGATGTGGTTTTGCTATTATAATTATCTTTGATCCTGCATGAAATGGCGTGTTGCAGTAACAACAATGCCAGAACGAGCAGGAAAAACGAAAACAGGCGCTTGATAACGCTCATATAACCCCTCCTAATAGTATTTCATTATACTCTTTAATAATTAATTATACAATTCTTAATATTGCACAAATATTGAGAAATTTACTACAGCATTCGACAAAAAACGACATTTTGTCTGTTTAGTTACTTGTCTTTAATATCATAAGTCAAAAATTTTTTCGAATTATTTTCGCCTAAATCATTCTATTTCTTTCCTATCTGTTGTATAATGTTCAAAAAGGAGGGGAAAAGATGAAGAAAAAGACTATAACAATGCTCTTGACGGCTGCACTTGTCTTAGCTTCTTCCAGTTCAGTTCTGGCAGGTGAAAAAGACATCACCGTTACTGTCCCGGACTACGGGTTCGAAGAAGATGATGATGCTTCATTAGCGCCAGAATCAAAGGAAGCTGTTGTCAATGAGGACGGCTCTACAACTTACACTCTTACAAAGAAACAGCAAAAGGAATGGAAAAAGACCGTAAAATCCAATTTTGACGATTATATTAAAGATATCCTGGATGATGATACCAACTATCCGAACGTTGAGGATATTACATATAATGATACCATGACTGAGTTCGAAATCGATCTTGCATCTACCAATCTTGCACAATCTGAACTTTTCATTGGATATATTGCACTGTTCACAGCTCCAGTGTATCAGCAGGTGAATGGCGTGGCCGAAAAAGATGTGGATTATAAAGTCACAGTCAAAGACTCCTCAACTGGTGAAGAAACTGTATCAACTTATGCAGAAAATAAGACCGACTGGGAAAGCTTCAATGATTCTTTCACCATGTACAGCGAAGATACGCAAGAATAATCAAACGGAAGGATTAACAATATGGCTAAGAAAATCAAATGTCCACGTTTCGGATGTGGCAGTACTGACGTTGAATATCTGTCAGGCAATCAAAAAACAACTATTAATCTAAATCCACTGCACCATTTTACTCTTGTCAACACAAAACCAAAGGGCAAACAAACATTCAGATGTAAAAAGTGCGGACGGGTATTCGAAGTAAAACTTTAAGAGGACTATATGAAACACGTACTTAATTTCTATAAAAAACATAAGCTTGCAGCATTTTTTACATTCCTGTGGCTTTTATTCATGACGAGTATCACTGTTACCGGATTGAAAAATGGGGGCACTCAGGATTCCGTTGAAATAGGCTCAGGAATCTTCGCAGGAATCATCATGTTTGTTCCCGGGGCATTGATTATTGCTGCATTGTCGGCAATGTTGTCAAAAATATTTGGCACTCTAAGTGAGATCGTGCATATCAATGGAACCGATAGCAACGAACTAGTCGAGCCTGTTGCTTCAGAAAAAACTATGCCTACACCTGAAATATCCCCGGAGCCGGTTATCAAACCTGAGCCTGAAATTCCTCAACTTCCGGTCTACGACACGATGGAAGGACATGATTTTGAATATTATTGTGCGGATCTGCTCAAGAACAACGGATTTTACAATGTCAGCGTGACACAGGGTAGCGGAGATCAGGGAATTGATGTTTTAGCCGAAAAAGGTGGCGTAAAATACGGAATACAGTGCAAATGCTATTCAAAGGACATTGGCAACAAAGCAGTGCAGGAGGCGTTTGCTGGAAAGACATTCTATCATTGCCACGTTGCCGTAGTTCTGACAAATCGATTTTTTACAAAATCTGCCCAGGAATTAGCTGCCGTAAATCAGGTTCTTTTGTGGGATAGAAATCAGCTAGAGAAATTTGTGCAAAATTCACATTAAAAAGAACCGCTCCTGCTTAACGGCAGGGGCTGTTTTTATACAAGGAGGAAGATCATGGCAAAAAGAAAGAAATATCCGAAATTGCCGAATAGCTTTGGCTCTATCCGCTATCTTGGCAAGGGTCGAAGAAACTGCTATGCAGTGCACCCACCGGCAACGATTGACGCAACAACAGGAAAAGTAGTCCGCCCACCTGCGATCTGCTACGTTGATGACTATCTGAAAGGATTCGCTGTCCTGACAGCATACAAAGCCGGGACGTACAAGCCAGGTATGGAAAAAGAGCTTGAGATTGCCCCTACAACGGACGCAGACGCCCTTATAGGACGCATTCTGTCGGACTACAATACATTTAAGGGTACAGAGGAAAGACACCCGGAAACGCACAAATTGACGTTCTCAGAGGTATATGAGCAATTCATGAAATGGAAGTTCCCTGAGGGAACAAAACTATCATACAGCTCGAAGAGCGCATACCGGAACGGATATTTAAATTGCACGGTACTCCACAACCGCGTATTTGAGGATTTAAAGGCTCCTGACATGCAAGAGGTGTTAGATACCTGTCCGCTCAAAAGAGAAAGCGTAATGATGATACTGACATTGTTTAAGCAGATGTACAAGTACGCCATGTATTCTGAAATTGTCACGGAAAATAAAGCTCTCTATGTTCGTAACAATGCGCCTCACGACACGGAGCACGGCACGCCTTTTTCGGATGAGGAATTGCAAATTCTCTGGAATAACGCCGATGATCCGGAAGTGCAGCTCATTCTAATCATGTGTTATTCTGGATGGAGGATTGGCGAAGTATCAAAGCTTTCAATCAATCTCGAAGAAAGATACTATCAAGGTGGCATTAAAACAAAAGCCGGAAAAGACAGGATCGTACCCATCCATTCAGCCGTATATAGTTTTGTCCGGTCAAAACTAGCAACTCAAGGAAAGCTTCTAATGTATACGCAAAAGCATCACAGGGATAAACTCTTCTACCCTACACTGGAACGCTTGAATATAACCGGCAACCCGAAGCACACGCCGCACGATTGCCGACATACCTTTTCTACCCTGTGCGAAAAATATGGCGTCCGGGAGAACGACCGGAAGAGGATGCTGGGGCATTCATTCGGAAACGATGTCACGAACGCTGTGTACGGCCACAGGACACTGGAAGAACTCCGGGAAGAAATAGAGAAAATAAAAGTCCCATTTGTGACTAACTGTGACTAACCGTTCCTATTTTTATCGCTTTTAAACTGTCTTAATAACTCTAACAAAAGTCTACAAAGCCTTGATTTTACTGGCTTTTCCGCATTTTACAAGGGATTCCGCAAAGACATTTTCTATAATCTAATTTTAATGAAAATATCCAAGAATCCTTTGTTTATGCGGGTTTTTAGACTTTTCTTGTGACTAATTTGTGACTAACCATGTAAATCTATATCTTATTAAAATGTCGCAATTTGACGTAAAAAAAAGAGAGTCGGGTTTTTAGGCCCAACTCTTTTTTGACTGTCCGCTCGTGCCGCTGCTAACAGCTCCTATCGGGAACATACAGCTCTTTCATTCATGCACGACATAATCAGTCTGCACTCTTCACTTGTGCGTAGCCACACAGGGTTATACATCATAAGTCCAATCCCTGTGCGACTACTGACAGTATACCTCATCCTGCATCAAAGTGCAATCAAATCTTTCCAGACAGCTGCATCACAGATTCCGTCCTGCTTCATGCCCCTAGACTTCTTATACTGATTCAGCGCATAAATAGTATTTGTACCGGCAGATCTGTCAAGAGTAAGTGCTTTTCCGTCTTTTCCCTTAAATCCACGAGCTATAAGAATCTCCTGTAAGAGAAGAACGGAAAGACCATTGCTGCCATTTTTTACTGTATCTGGTGTGAACATATATTTCCCTCCTGTGGTATTAATTGTAGTTGTTGTTCCGCTTACAAGATTCCAGTCCGGCGTACAGAATTTCGTCCCTGGCATCTGGCTGTTAAGATAGCTTTTCGCACACACACCGCCGCCGTTGGCTATGATACCGGATGCACCGGAGGTGTTGCCCTCGATCGTATAAAAGCGATCGCCAACAACTGCTGTGACTAATCCGGTGTGAGTAAACGTACCATTGTGTTTAAAAATTACGATATCTCCAACTTTGGGATTTGCATTAAGAGTAAATAATCCGCTCATAGTTGGGCAGTACACATAAGGCCAATGTTTCAGAAGTTTTTTTGCCTTATCTAAGCCAAAAGCTTTCATGAAGCACCAGCTCACAAAACAAGCACACCACGGCTGTCCCTGATAAGATGATTTGATATCTCGCCAGTATTTTGTGTAGTTCGCACTTCCCGAATTTGCAGTCTTGCTGTCGAGCTGGCTGTTGCTTTTCTTCTCGAGATACCCGATTTCGTTTTTAGCAATGAGAATCACTTTTTCAATGGCTTTGTCCATTACAGAAACCTCCTCTTTATATTTTTTATAGAACACATCCATATCAACGTTGCCGCTGATTCCAGATACTTTCCCACACTCTGAATACTGCCAACCTACACCGGCCGGCGGTTTCAGTCGTGTCTGGATAGTTCCGTTATCATCATCCGGATAGCTAGCAATCCAGCACTCATACTTTCTGAGTGCATCAGTCAGGACGTTGTTGTACCAGTCCATGTTGCAGTATATGCCGACTTTGTAACCAGCTTTTTTCATTCTAGTCAAAAATGCAACTGCAATGTTTTCGACTGCCTGCTTGCCGAGTTTCCGCTGATTAGACCATTCAAGGTCATAGAACACTGGAAAGTCCAGTCCCCGTCCGTTCAGTGCGGCGATCACATCTTCCGCCTCGTCAATGGCCTGTGCCGGTGTCAGAGCGTATGAATACTTATAACCGCCGATAAGAATTCCGTTGCTCTTGCATCCCTTGTAGTTGTACTCGAATGAGCCGTCAACGCCTGTTTTCTGATGGATTCTTAATATTGCGAATTTGATACCGGATTTAGCTACTTTCGCCCAGTCCGGTTCTCCCTGATTGGATGATGCGTCAATTCCTTTAATTTCCACTTAGTTTTTCCTCCAGTTTTCTAATTTTGTCACCTTGCTCTTTGACCACAGCCGACAGTTCCTGAATTGCTTTAATTGCATATTCGGTCAGAAGAAGTCTGTCAATCTGCTTAACATTCATGCTTCCATCTTCGTTCTCACCACCGCCTAGCGCCAGTAACTGATCTATTTTTTCAATATCATCTGCAACAAGTCCGAGCGGCTGATGGACGCCGGTTTCTTTCCAGTCGAATGAACATACCGGCATTTTGCAGACCGCATCAAGAGCATTAATTTCGCAGTCTAAAACATTCTCTTTTAATCGGATATCGGAAGCAGAATCGTTATATAAAGTGTTTGTAGTATAGTTACTCGAACCCCACTGGGCCGATACCGTCAATGCGGCTTTATTTGATCGTGTTGCCGATGACAGATAAGCTACCCTGTTCAATGCGGCGCTTGCCGATGATATGGGTCTTCTTCTTGTGCTTGTATTGGCTTCTTCTTCTTTATAGTCTCTGAACGAAAAGTTTCCAGCTACGTAAGCATCTCCTTTAAGGCCAGTGTCACCAGATACTGAAAGAGTTCCCGAAGTAGTCAGGTTCTTTCCCATCGAACAACCGTCTGTATATACTGCATTTGCATTTAAACGAACTGCATCATTCAAAAATCTTAGAATATACCCATCCCATTGGTGGCTGGTATCACCCTCCATCCAGATATTTTCCACTCCGCCGTTCTTTTCTGCTGCATAAATTCCGTACTTACCGATTTTTATAGCTTTCCAGTTATTCGCGTCTGTATAATCTGTATACATAGTGATGCCGGAACTGTCAGTAAGCACTTTTCTTTTTTGACCGGTCGAATCATAGAAGAACATTCCGCTCTTATTAATTCTTATGACTATGATGTTATCAGAATTTCGAAACGACATTCCTCCGGACGACATCCGGCCTATCTCCGACCCTTCGTCGTCAAGCAGGATCAGAAGCCCGTTCCCGTTGTTCTGTCCACCGAGTGTCAGTGTTCCTCCGAGCGCCGCATTGAAAGACACGTACAGCTCATTGTTCAGATAGTATAGTCCTTTCCAAGCTCCGTTATTAGACAAAACTTCTACAATATCTTTCTGAGACAGAGCAGAAACGTCAAGTGCTACAGGGAACGTCTGCTGATCACACAGTATAGTTTTTTCTTTGTCGGCATAAGCGCTGGCCCTTATCATGTCATGTGCTTCAAGAGACAGCGTATTCAGCTGAATCTGGATCAGCTTCATCGAGGTGCTGTATGTGCTTATATCTTCCCAGGAAGAGCCGTTATCAACGCTTTTTTCGATAGCCCACCAGGCATAAAAGTTTTTAGCATCTTCCTGACCATCTCTATAGTAAGGCCTCAAGTTCAGAACATTCGGAGTGATCTTCTTGTCAGCCCCCATCAGCAAAATGTCAGCATCGGCATTTATAAAATATGTTCTTCCGGCTGTACCCTGTTCTCCGGCGTACTGCTTAGCTATCGTGAATCGCTTTGAAATCGACAAATTTTCCAGATAGGTAGCCCTTATATCAACCCATCCGCTATCGGCAGTTAAGCTTTCAACTGTATACGTGTGTTCAACTTCATCCCAGGATCCCGAGATGTTCTGAGATTCGGTTATAGTGTACGAACAGTTCTCCGTGATATCCTGTGCGCCGTACATCACCGTAGCCTGAGTTGAGCATTCTGGAAAGCTGCTATAATTCCCATTAGAATTAACAGGAATCCCTTGGTACTCATTACTCAGCTGAATAGTCATGTTCTTCGCAGAAGCAGAGAACTCTTTTAATGTCTCATCGAGTGTTTTTCCACCGCCGATCTGCACGTTTCCGCTGATATATACTGATCCGGCGTCCATGTCAGCTTCAAAAATTACATTTTTATCTTTATCTTTTACCAGGATCGTTCCGGCATTAATATAGTCAGCGTTAATACCCTCCGCATATAAAAGTCTCGTGATAGTCTCTCCGTCAAGGGTTATACCGTATGGATATGTTTTGCCTCCATCATTGCTGATTCCGATTGCTTCAGATGTAACTTTAATAACATTAGATGATTCTTTTAGTGCAGGCTTGTCGTGTAAATACCGAATAGTGCTTCCATCTTCTTGCTTGACATCTGTACAGAACATTCCACTTGCATTTGTATCGCTTATCTTTTGTTCCAATCGTTTAACAGCTTCTTCCCTTGCAGATGTTTCTTTTTTCACCATCTGACGTGCTGCCACTATAGCTTTCGTTCCCTCACTGTAGTAGTCACTGCTGCCCCGAATCGGATCATCAGCCTGAGTCTTAACTGTAGTCAGACCGCCCACGTTGCCAGATACATCCGTCAGCGGAGTAAGGTACTTGTTGCCTAAGCGGTCATAAGTATATACCATATCTCCGAATTCAACCAACGGGTTGTATACCAGATCACCCTCGAGATTTCGGAATCGTGCTCCTACGATCTGTTCGCCGATGATGCTTGCTACTGTTTCGAGCTGGTCAGAATCAATCAGTTCGTTCTCAAGTTCAAGAAGATACCCCTCTTTTCCGTACATTCCAGAGTATTCAGAATCTGTATCATCATTGGACTGTCCGTTTTTGACTCTGATTCCGGTAATAATAATATCGTCACTGGAAAGCACAGGTGGGTTTCCATAGTTTTTCAAATCAGGAATATCTGCTTTTTCAAAATCCCATTTTATGAATCTGAGATTTCCGGAATAGTCAATTCTGGCGTTTGCAGATTCAACCATAGCTGCATACTCAAACAGTTGACGGAATGTCATGTTATCCGGAATGCTTCTTATTATAATATCGCCATGTGACATGGTTAGATTCATGCCTATTCCGATAGTCTCACAGGCATCCCTGACAAGGTTTATAAGGGACTGAGGGAGCTTAAGGCCGCTGGTATACGCTTTATTTGCTTTGCACATATCGTCCAGAGCCGTGATAGTGATGATGTCTGAAAATTGCTCCGGCGTAGTTACTGTATAGATTCCTTTGTCAATCTTTTCTGCAAGACTATTGATTTTTAGATATGCATGAATTTTTGCACTGTAAAAATCATATTCTTTCCACTGCTCTTCATAGTTATTAATGTTCAATGTCAGCGTTTTACAAACAGATGTTCCAACTGGAAAGCTACTACTTTCTGCACAATCAGTAAACCCGTTGTCGCCGTTCATGATCTCTTCATCAATAGTCTTTTTTGTTCCGTCAGGAAAAGTGATATCCACTACCATTCTGACCGGTTCACCGGCTTCAAGCTTTTCCCTAAATGCGTTACTTACGTTAATCACAGTGGATCCACCCCCGTCATGTTAAATTCTAACGATGATAGTATCTTTCTATCATCTGATAATTCTCCGATGGCTATGCTTTGCGTCTGGCCGACATAAAACGGAGCATCTCTCCAAACGCCGTAATATGGTGAGAAGTAATGAAGTGTAAATTTATATCCTTTCGCTATCATCTGTAAGATTTTAGTCGCTTCTGTCATCGGGATATCACTGGCCTTGTATGTATACTGCTCAACAGTAAACATCGGCGTAAAGTAGCCTACACCGTACTGCGTCCTCTGACTTGATTCCGTGTAAGTCGTGGCAAAGGAGAGCGCAAGGTCTTTGTCCGGCTGCCAGATTACTGTTCCGTTGATTTTATATTTTTCCATAACGCCCTCCTTTCTACGCCATCTCAAACGGGTTTCTACCGCTTGTATCTCGTCTCATCTGTGCTTCTTTCATCATCTCGTCAAACAGTGTCCTGCGGTTGATCTGAGCTGTAAATCTGTAGTTTCCACCGCCTGCCTGCCGTCCTGCTGTTTCTTCCCGGACAATCTTTCTGAGCAGAGCTTCCGGTGTCTCGATATTGTTGCCCTGCTTCTGATCGCCCAGAACTGCAAGAAACTCACTTCGAGGTGGAATGACTGCCCCTTTTGCCAGATACGGGACCGTTGGCACCCGAGGAAAGCTTGCTTTGAATCCGATGGTTTTTGAACCAAACGGAGTCGGAATTTTCCAAGGCCCAAACGAAAATGCTGATTCAATGCCGTCAATGGCACTGTTAACGGTCCCAATAGCGCCATTAGCAATTTCAATCACGCTATTAAGCGTGTTTTTAATTGCGTCTTTTATACCTTCAAAAACTCTTACAACAGTGTCTTTTGCCGAAGTGAATTTATCAACTATAGCACTTTTTATTTTTTCCAATTTTCCAAAAAGAACTGTAGAGATGCTGTCCCAAATTTGAGCTGTTTTAGTTTTCACACTGCTCCATGTTTTTGAAATTTTGGTTCTAATTGCATTAAATCCGGTTGATACCGTAGTCTTTAATGTGCCCAGAGCGTTTGTGGTACAGGCTTTTACGTAGTTCCAGGCTGTGAACACTATTGACTTGATAGCATTAAAAACAAGCTCAATAGCGCCTTTTACAATGTCCAATGCTCCCTGAGTTTCAGATTTAATAGTTTCCCAAACGCCGAGGATAATGTCCTTAATCAGATTCCAGACGCTTTCTGCGATGCCTTTTACACCGTTCCATGCTTTTTCCCAGTCGCCGGTATACACGCCGACTATGAAGTCAATCACTCCGCTCAACACGTCAACTATGTCGCCGATCACTTTTATGAGCGTTTTTACGATGTTTATGACTTTTGTGCCTATCATATCTGCAATCTTAGCAAGTACCGGAACGACATTTGCTATAATCCAGTTTATAAGCGGTACTAATATGTTTTCCCAGAGGAGTTTAAGAACATCAATAATTTTCCCCAAGAATGTTTCAATTTTTGCAAGCGTTTCGCCGAGCGCACCTGTCATTAAGTCTTTCAGCTTGTCCGCTAATCCTTGTAAAACCGGAAGAATGTATGTGTTATATACAGTCAACGTTGTTTTTGATATGCTTGAGATTCCGTTTGCGATTGAGTCAAAAAACGGTTTCAAATGCTCGTCATAGAGTTTCTGTATCAGATCGCCAAGCGTCTGTATCGTTGAAAGGATGCCGCTTGTTACGGTTTCAATGACTTTCAGTGATCCTTCGATAGCACTTTTCAAGAGATCTTTGTTATCGATGAACGGTTTTGCAATCATGTTCAGCATATCCCGGCCTAACTTAGCACAAAGCTCTGTAGCGGTCATTTCAATCTCAGCGAAAATTCCGATAATGTCAGCTGTCAGCTGTTGCGCCGTCTCTCCTCCAAAAACAGAAAAAACATCTGCAAAAGCAACTGAAAAGTTTCCGATGATATCTGAGATATCCGTTCCGATGTTAAACATATCAACGATATATTTTTTTATCCTGTCCGTATTTTGAGATAAGTATTTTGCTATTCCACCGACAAGGTTCTGCGCTATAGTCAGCCCAATTCTTGCTATAGAACCGGTTATTTTTCCCAAATTCAATGCTAACGAATCAGCAAACTTGCTTGATGCATTTAAAACAGCCGGATCAGTGAATATGTTCTTTAAAGACTTTTTTATCGAATTTATGTTCTTTTTAAGATCTTTCAGCACAGGCTTATAATCGCCAAGGCCCTCCCAGAAGCCTTTTTTGAAAAGGCCTGCAAGTTCTTTAAAACGCTTAACGATTCCATCAAGAACCGGACTCATTTTTGAGAGAGTATCTTCACCTTTTGCCAGATTTCCATAGTCTACATTCCCAACGGTTCCACCAAGGCCGCCGGATGTTTCTCCAGTTCCTTTTCCGGCAGATGGAGAGGAAGTAGAAGTTGCAGTCTGAGAAGAATATCTGCTAATCTCATCGAGCGGATTAAGATATCCATTCGCCGCTTTCGCCGCATCTTTTGTGGCATCGGCAACATCTTCCGTAGAATCCGCTAACTTACTAGCGTTATCTGCCGCTTCTCCGTAAGCATCTGCCGTATCCTGCACGCCACTTGCATCGCCTGTGAGACCTGCGCCGCTTCCGCTTGTCTGGCCTGATGATTTCTTTCCAGTAATAAGCTCCGTGAAACTTTTGAAAGCATTCGCCAGAGTTGCCAGTTTACCTAGCAAGATATTAATAACTTTCAGAACAGGTGTGAAAATATTAATCAGCCCCTGTCCGACTGTTGCCTTGAGAGACTGCAACTGCAACTGCATAACTCTTACCTGATTCGCCCAGCTACCAGAAGTACGAATGAAGTCTCCAGATGCAGCCGATAACTGTTTCTGTACAAAAGCCAGGCGGAGAGCAACTTTCTCCTGTTCAGTCATTTCAGACGTGGTTTTGCCATAGCCGTTTGCAAGCGCATACTGGTCCAGTGCCGACTGGGTCATTACCACGCCAAGATCCTTGAGCGTTTCTGTTTCACCCGTAAACACTGATTTCAGCTTAATGTAAGCCAAGTCCTGACTGATGTTATAGAATGATGCCACGTCACCGGTCAGCTGTGTCAGAGCCGTTGACATGTCGTAAGCCTGCTGTTCTGAGAATCCGAACGACTTAGACATTGCTCCGAACGTTCCAACATACTGTTTTGCCATGGTTTCCGATAGTCCGGCAGAGGTCATGGCACTCTTTGCAAATTCGTTTACCTTGTCTGACATGGTTGTAAATGTAACATCGACCACGTTCTGAACTTCCGCCAGATCAGAGCCAAGTTCCACGCATTCTTTTCCAAACTGCACCAACTTGCCAACCGCAAACGCCCCACCAATTAGCAGGCCAATTCTTTTTACAGCGCTTCCAAGGCCGTTAAATGACTGTTTTATAGCTGATACGCCTTTTTGGACACCGTTTGTATCCATCCTGGTATCAATAATGACTGAGCCATCAGCAGCCATGTGTTCACCTCCTAACTATTTGAGGTTTAACATCTCATTTAGCGCATCTTTATACGCTTGCTCTTCTTCGCTGAGACGTGTTTTTATATCAATAATGTTCTTGTTTTCTTGATAGAATTTCTTTTCCCATTTATCCAGACGTTCACCTTTTGCCTTTTTTGACCGGATTCCAACAACTGTATTGAATAGACATTCACCGGATTCCATGAAGTACCCGAAGAACGTCCACCAATGCATATAAGGTACTGCTCTGATTTCTTTACCAGCAACCTTGTTTACCGCCGGAACAATCATATCTCCATCTTGTTCCCAGTCCATCAAACGGGGCTTTGGGTGGTTCGGGTTATCGTCCGACTGTCCGCAGTCGATAAACTCCGATGCTTTCTGACAAGCTTCATCCAGGCACTCAGCCGGTATACTCTGCCAGTCCTCAAACAGAATCTGTAGCATAACAACTGCTTTTGCCTGCTCGTCCAGTTCTGGGTCGTTCATGGCTATGAGAATATCAATAATTACTCGAAAATCCGTTCTGATAGAAAAATCCACCCCACTTATGTTCAGTGAGGTGGGTAACTCATAGGCGGTCATTTTGTATACTTCTCCGTATACTTGTTGACTGCTGCCTGCATTTTCTTTTTTCTCTTTTCAATTTCCGGTGCAATTGCTTCTGCGATTTTATCAAGTACGATATAGGCAAACACCTGACCATTGCCGAATACAGTAGTTGCTGTGATCGGTTCCTTGAACAGGTCTTTTGATGCTTCATATCCGAGCAGATAGTTGATTTTGTCTTCGATCTGTCTGTTCAGCTCCGCCATTTCCTTGCCGGAAGTAACTTTCTGAATAGAATCTTTGAGCTGCTCAAAGTATTCTGTCAGTTCCTCTGCACGTGCTGCTACATTAATGTCCGTTGGATTAAGCTTGAAAGAAGAAAAAACCTCGTCTTCGTTATTGGTAAATGTAAAAATGAGAATTCCATCATCAATTTTGGTGTTAATTACTTTTGCCATTTGGCGTATCCTCCTTGTATATGTGCTTATTCGCTGTCAGCTGTAAATGTGCCGGAACTGATGTCAAATTTTCCTTTTACACGCTCGCCAGTATAGTTGACGGTAAATGGAATCTGATAGCCGGATGTATCACCGCCGTAGGAAGTCGGCACAACGTAGCAGTCTTGCTGATATGCTTCATACTTGCCTGCCGTAGCTTCTGTCCAAAGGTGAACCTCAACTGCTTTTGTTTTGAGGTTATCGTCTTTGAGACGTCCATCTACGATCTTCTGTAATGCTGTGAACAGGTCTGATGTGGTATCTGCATAGAACGGATCAGCGTCAGAAGAAACTTCATAGCCATTATGTTTAAATGTGGATTCTCCAAGAATGTTTTTAGATGTTTCAGTGTCTGGATTGAGTTCTACATTGTACTCTTCCAGATCTTTTCCAAGACGCTCATATTTTGGTGTCAGTCCTCCACAGAGGGAACCTGCATCAATGTAATGAGCCATGTATTTACGGTCAATCTTGCCTGTAACTGCCATAGAAATGTCCTTTCTGCCTATAACTTTTAAAAGGCTGTGTAGGTTAGCGACTATCTCCAACTGATAGCCGGTTGTTACTTGTTATATTACTTCGTAAGCATTTTCGTAGCGTACTGACAATGGCAATAACCAATCCTGTACGCCATTCTCCTGTGGCTCTAAGCCATAGGAGTTATCGCGGGTGATACGTTTTATCACTCGCCCCTGCGAAAGCTCGGGGAATGCATCTAAGCGTGTCTCAGAGCCATTTATAATAACTGGTTCTCGACATATCCATTTGCCGAGATTGTCAAGGAACTTCTGAACAGATAGCTTCTGCCGTTCTTTGTCGGATGCTGTTCGGTATACTACATAAAATGGGTACTGGCATACCTGATGCATCGTTCCGCAGACATCTTCTTTTTCTGAATAGATCAGCGCCCCGTTGTCTGCCGAGAACGCAATTCCGGACTCCTTGCCGAGTTCCTCAAACTTGATTGTTTCATTTTCATATAGTCCCGGATACTGGTTCAGAAGTGCCTTCATGGCATCTGTCAGAATTTCATATCCGGTTGCATCTTTTCCAATAGGTTTATCTGCCATGCCTGCCACCTCCTGCTTGCGCTTTTACTTTACGAATCCATGTACTGCCGTATTGTCGTTTAGCGGCGTCAAACCACTTTGCCTGCGCCTGTGGGTGAGCCTGTTTGGTGTATTCAAGATTTTCCTTTGCGGCTGTCCGGCCAGAAAACTGACTGACAAGAACTTTCTTTGCCCCACGTCTTGCGTAGGGACTTCCAGTTGCTTCATCAACCATTCCTTTCCCCTCGTACAGAAAACGTCCATAAGGAGCCGCCGCCGCACATACTTTCCCAGTTCCTTGTAAGGATGTACTCTCAACTCTTGTTCGGTTAATGAAGTCTCCTGTAATCATCGGCATAAACGGAACCATACTGTCCATAACCATTCCATCAAGGAGGTACTGGGCTTCTTGGTACTGTCTGGAAAATCTGTCCATATTCAGCTTGATTTTCATATCTCCATCAACTACGGAGAATCCTTTAAAATGATGAATCTTGCTCATATTACTTACCCAGAATCTCAAAATGTGGAATCAGCGTATATGGACCGCCTACACTGGTAATCTTAAACACGTTATCCTTGTTCTCGTTCATATACTGGTAGAATCCATTCCGATAATCACCATCAGTTATCGTTCCACCAGTCCATTTGCCCTCCCAGAAGAATGATTCATCCGAGAATGTGATAGTATCTTCCAGAGCGTTGTTAATCTGTCTTTTCCACTCTTTAGGGGGCACCCATGGGAGAATCTTGCCATTCTTGTCAGTAATGATTATATCACCATTCTGAACAGTATAACGAATGTGTAACTGCGCGTTGTCAGTCACGTCTGGTCCGTACTTCTTGAGGATTGCCCCCTTGTCCGTAATGAGATCAACGCCGGATAAAACATGAGGATACCAGTACGCATCTCCTGTCGTGGCTGATTCGTAATAATTAAAAATCGTCACCGTTTTTTCGTACATGATACCCTCTCCTTAATATTATTCTTTCTGCACTGTCTGCTTAATAACCTGATTCACACCAGTAGCCGACAATCCGTTAAACATACCGACCGCAACTGCTGTTATATAGTCCGTTGCCGGGAAATCTGGGATAACTCCCATTCCGACTGCTCCGAGAACTCCACCAATAACCGCCATGATCACTGGAATCCATTCATCAGAGATTCTTTTTGATGCTTTGCAGCCCATTCCCACCACATAGCATATTGCTACGATAGAAACACATGAGCCTAATGTTGAAATGTCCATTATTTATCACCTCCCAAATCAATTTTTCCAGACATTAAATCTGGTAAAAGTGCGTCTCTTAATTCTATCAAGTACCTGTTTTCTTCATTGTTTAGATACATTATGTGTTGTTTCCACATCTGTAAAATCGAGAGCAGTATAGTTGATATATTGTTTTTGCTTCCGTTTTCAAATTTCATTTCTCCTGCTTTTTTCGTCATGGAAATAAAATTTTCTTTTTCGATTTTCTTTCCAGTAAAAGTAAGCATTTGATTCATGGAATCCGCTGTTTCTTCCGACTGCTTGAACATCTGGAATATGTCATATAATCCGATTGATTTTGCAAGTGTTTCATTCATTGTCAGTTTAAGACCATTTTTCTCATTAATAACTCTGTTTAAGTCATCAATGATTTCTCCATAATCTCTATGAGCAAAATCCTTTTCTTGAAATTCGATGTATCTTGATGACACAAGGCAGTAATCATTTTCAGAAATTGTTTGAACAGATACACTTTTTGAAAATTCCGGAATGTTTTTCTGGTTAATGATAGAATCAATAGCACTTTCCATCTGTTCATCAGAAAACACATTAACAGTTTTTTTGTATGTTCTATTTTCGTGGCTCGCCCCGCCAAACTGTCCATTTTGTTCTCTTTGTTCTACATCGCAAGTTTTGCGCATATCTAAAAAAGTAATATGTGTTGTCTCTTTTTTCTTATTCAGAGTTAAAAGGCAAGTTGGTATTGATGTAGCTTCAAACATTTTATCGGGACATAAGATAACTGATTCTATAAGGTTCTTTTCAACAAGATATTGTCTTATCCGTTTTTCGCTCGCCACTTCGGAAGACAATATTCCACATGGAAGAATCATTGAAACCTTTTCATTGCAGTTATCCAATGCAGTCAGAATAAAAGCGTAATTTGCATTGCTTTCTGGTGGTAACTCGCAGTCATTAAAGCGAGGCTGTAACTGTGCAAATGGCGGTATCTTCCACTTCATGTTATAAGGCGGATTTGAAATGCAACTATCTGGTTTTTCTGGTTTAAAATTTTCTGTCTTTTTTACAGAAGAATATTTATCGCCTTTCTTTACAAGATAAGTTGTGAAAACTTCATCCTGCAATGCATCACCATTTACAACGACTGCATCAATATTTCTTACTGCTAGATTAAAAAGTAGAATTGGGATAACCGTTTTATCGTACTCATAGCATACGAATTTCAATTTGTTATTCAGGTTCCACTTCTGAATAGTCAATGCACCACTTCCGGCACATAAATCATATACAGACTGTTCGTTTTCTGTCTGCACCAGTTTTCCAACAAATCTTGCCAATGAAACAGGCGTGTAGTCCTGCATCTTTACTTTTCTATCAGCAAGATAATACTGGAAAATCTTCTGCAACCAGTCAACGGATAAGTCCTCAACCAGATTACAAAATCTGTCAAAATATTCTATTTTTCCATTCAGCACAATTTCCATCAAAGAATCTGGAATCTGTTCTGGACTTTCAATATTCAACAGTTCTATTACTTTGCTAGTGAGTTCTCTTAATTCCATTTTTACACTCCTGCATACAATACTGGTATTCCATCATCTGTCCTTACTCCCATCAGAAGTGGTAAAGCCGCCTTGTAAAGTAAGTTGTTCGTTTTCTGCACGTCTCCGGCGGCGGCATATACTGCACTCCATTCCTTTGCACTCGCCCCGATCTGCTGAGGTGTTGCGTAAGAGATGGATTCACTGCCAGAAGATACAGAGGTTACAATGCCTGCCGTGCTACCACCGGACCCGATTGCGGTTGACGCACCACTCACAGCGGCATTGGTAGCATTCTTTTCAGCAAGCTCAATCTGATACATTAATTCAGCCAATGAACAGACCGCCTTTTTGATACGCTTCTGTGAGCGTTCGTTTGTTGGCAGTCCGTCCACCAGTCTGTCAAACGTCATTGCGTCTATAAAATCACTGGCTCTTTCTGCCAGTCGTGGAAATTCAGTTTCTGGCATGACATTGCCGAATGATTCTGTATAGAATTTATAGTCTGCATAAGCCATGCCAGTTACCTCCTAGTCGATTATCATTTTGCTGTTACAGTCGCGTGTCCAGCACTAAGCGCCTTATAGGTGCTGTCGCACTCAACCACTGTAATAACCTGCCCTGTTGCTGCTGTAATATCAGCTTCGCCATCCCATGCGCTCCAGTTCTTCACATTCTGTCCGTAGTCTACAGCAGTCTCAGAAGATGCAACTTTGTACTTGTACACATTTCCTGCGCTTGCTTTTGCCGGAGTAATGGTCACTTTAGTATCTCCACTTTTACTTCCTGCTGCGGAGTTTACAGTCAGAGTTCCAAGTGTCTGAGTTGCGTTGATGGTTCCAATAGCAATAGCGTCAATGTACTCTGCAAAGAGGGTAAGCCCCATGATTGCAAATGCTTCAGATACTGCTGTGTGGTAGTTACCCTGTGTATGGAATCCGATCAGGTTTGTCTCGCCAGATACGGTGTATACCAGACCAGCTCTCGCGAAGTCAGACTCGTTCGGGTCAACATAGTACAGAACGATATTCTCAACAGGTGTAGCGATAACCTGTCCTCTCGGAATCTCGCTGTCAGACAGTAAGAAGATTGTATTGAATCCCATAAAGTCTTTCATGTACTGGAATCCAAACTGGTTCTGAATAGAAATCTCAGCTGCTCCGATATACTCATACACATCCAGAATGTTGACAAATCCAACAACGCCGGTCACATTCCTGTGCATCTGTTTGAATTTGTTCTCAACCCGACCCTTAGCCATCGCCAGAGCCATCTGGAAAGTAGTTTCTGTGAATGTGAGGGTACCTGTTTTCAGATAGTCATAGAATCTTTCAGTGACATTGGTCTGAAGCTGGAAAAGGAATTCATCATCGGTCATCTGAACAGCGTTCTCATAACCGTGATCCTTGATTGCTTCGATAGATACAGCCTTTGCGTACTTCTCAATGCTCATTTCTGCATAAGGCTTTTCTTTTACAGTGAATTTGCTGTAAGGGATTTCTTCGCCCTCTTTAACATTTCCATCCTGCAATGTGCCTTCTGCGTATTTTGATTTAAGAACTGCTCCGGGTGTCTTTTTGATTGGACGCATGATACCAAGAATCTCGCGCAAGTGTTCCCAGTTTCTTTCAAATCTGGTGACGAAGTCAATCTCACGTGCTGTGACCTGGATATCATTTGTCATAATAAGATTAGCTTTTGCTGCCATATAAAAAATCCTTTCTACCCATAATTATTAAGGAGTATTGGGTTAGCGGCTATACTCTGGCGTATAGTCGGTGTAAAAAAATCACTGGAATAACTGGATATTCTGAGCAATTGCAGCCTGTCTCTCGGACGGGTCTTTGATCGCTTCGATATCTTTCTTTGTCATGCTTCCCGGTGTCTGCTGCTGTCCAACGTGAGTGGTAAATCTTGCCTGGCTCTGCTGAGCCTGCTGCTGGGATTCGTCCACGAAAGCGGATGCGTCAGACTGTTTCATCTGCTCGATCAGGTCATTTAATCCGAGGATTTTACCGTCTTTCAGCTTCAATCCTGCTTCCTTGATGTCTGCCATGACTGACTTCTTTGCTGCTTCGCTGGAAAACTTAACATCATCGAGTGCTGCTTTCAGAGCATCTGAGAAATCACGGTCATAGATTTTTGCATTAAACTCTTTTTCTGCATCTGCCGCTTTCTGCTTCCAAGTCTCTAACTCGGTCTTAACATTCGCCGGGTCGATACCGTCAAAACCTTTCAGGGTTTCCTCTGCTGTCTCAGCACGTTCTTTCCAGCTGTCTCGTTCTCCTTCGACCTTTAACAGAGTTTTTGCTACTTCTTTCGCATTCTTATAATGCTCAGAGAGTGCTTTCTTCACATCTGCCTGTTTGTCCTCCGGGATCTCGATTCCAAATGATTTTAATGTGTCAATAAGTTTCTGCATACATATCCTCCTGGTCGTGTTTATTGACCTGCCGCCGCAGGTATGGATTAAGCCAGTTAGACCACTGGCAAGGTAATCGAAAAGGGTGGACTCGAACCACCGACGTCAAGGACTATGCGTCCTCCGCTCTTCCACCTGAGCTACATTTCGTCAACCCGGATTCCCGGGTTAGCAAGGTGTTTAACGTGTCATGCCTGCCACGAGTTGTTCCGGGCGCCTGTCCGCCCATTTACCTTTTACAAGGAGGTGCGTACTGTCTATGCGAGCGAGCAAGTCATATAGACAGTAATGGCACGTGTCGGAAATTGCATCCGCTTTTCAACCTCATGCATCTTATGTGACAATCCGGCCACTGCATTTTCTATTAAGGACACGCACCCGAGAAAGGAGGAATCAATGAAAAATGTCTATGTCAAGTGGCGGAAACCACTTACGAATCTTCCTCATAAATACATTGTACCACAAACCTTTCCAAAAGTTGTGGTACATGTTTTAGCCAATTAGAGCATATCCCGGAGTTTTTCCACGTATCTCTTGACAAGATCACGTTCTTCCCGGCACTCTGCGTCCTTGGACATGTCGCTCATTTCTGTTGTGAGTTCGTCCAGATGTTCTTCCAGAGCGGCAAGCATCTTTCTTTTACAGTCCTCAGACTTGCCGGAACGATAGCTCTGTTTCTGCGTCATATAGTCATCGTAAGCGTCTCGCCCATCAGAACGGCTGTAATGTCCTCTAACATAATGCTCACCGCGTCTGGCATAAGAACTACCTCTGTCGTAATCCGGCATCATTCTGCCATCATTTGAACTGTATCTCCCCATGCTGTCACGCTTTCTTCCACGCTCGCTGTAATCACTGCCATAATCTCCGCGCATCTCATCAAGGACGGTGTTGTAATACTCCACTTTCTTGTCCCAATACTGAGTGTTTTTGATGTCCTTATACATATCAATCAGCTTGTATGTCATGTCCAGATTCCCAGTGGTCAGTCCGCTATCAGCGATTTTGGAAAGCTCGTCTTCTATTCTTGCGCATAAGTCTTTAATATCTCTCATAACTGCACCTCCTACGCTTCTCTAGTCACGACAATGTTTGCGTTCGCAACAGAAATCGCCTGATCGCTTGTGTTCTCCACTGCGATATTAACGCAACAGCCGCGAGGAACGTCAATATAGATACCAGAGGACACGTTATTATACTGATCTACTGCCGCCGGTGTGGAAATCATCTGGGAAGAAAGAACTGGTTCCCCGGAGATTGCCAGTGCAAGGGAGATAGCCCCTGCGGTACCGCCTGTCGGAACAGCAATATTACCAGAAAAATCTACGAAATACCGTGCTTTGCACTGATTTGTGATTCCTCTCAGGGTAACAATTCCACTTCCCTCTCTGTGCTGAATACAGTTAGAACCTTTGACTGCTGTATTTGCAAAAACTACATTACCATTTGCCGCTACGGTCTGAGCAGCTACATTTACATATTCTGCCATGTTTATTTTCTCCTTTCATATCACAAAAGGACAGGTCTCAGCCTGCCCCTCTGTGTAATACGGCGTAAGCCGACATTCGAATCAATCGAAAGATACTCTCGATATGAAGTTATCAGCAATTACATCCAGTGTTGCATCCGCATCCGTAATATGTGTTCGGATTAGGAACCTGATATGCTGGAATCGGTGCCGGATTGATTGCATTAATGAGCTGCTGCGTCTGAGAAGCCATCGCGGTTGTAAGAAGTGCGCTCTGGCGATCCTGAGAAGCGGCACGCCTGAGGTCATTGTTCTCAGCCTGTAAGTTAGAAATCTTTTCATTGCAAAGATAATCAAGAATGGCTCTTGTTCCAGCGTTCTGGCTGTCAATAATGTCTCTTGTGTTGCTATTCATGGTGTTCTGCAATGCACAGGTGTTCTGCGCCATGTTGTAGTTTACGCCCTGGATAGCTTCCCTGGTTTCACAACAGCAGTTCGCAAGCTGAGCCTGTAAAGCATTTGTATTCTGCATATTAGCTACAGTATCAGCATTGATTGCCTGCTGGATTCCAAAGCCAGTCTGCATGATGTTTGTGTTGATTCCGTTAAAGCCGGTAAGCATACCGTTATTCATGGCATAGAATCCATCGCACAGGCCGTTGTTGATTCCGTCAAGTTTACTGATTACTGCGGAGTTATCAAATCCTCTCTGAATGTCCGCCTGAGTAGCTGCTGTGGCTGCATATCCGCCGCCGTTGCCATTATTGCCCCAGCCGTTGTTTCCCCATCCGCAGAATACGAACAAGAAAAGCACAATAAGCCACCATGCACCATCTCCACCAAACATGCCATCATTTCTGTTATTTCCAGTTAAAAGAGCAACGTCTGATGCTGTTAAATTTCCATCCATAGTTATAATCTCCTTTTTATGTATTTACATCAATCTGGCCAGATTGTAATGTACTATTTCATATTCTTCAGCAGATTCTGAAACTGTCCTGCCATCTGCTGAACCTGATTAAGCTGTTGCTGAGAAATCTTCCCAGACTGTAACATCTTTTCAACTTCTGCTTTCGGGTCCCCCCTAAAATTCTGCTTAAACTGCATAAACTGCTGTATCATCTGCATTGGTCCGTTACCCTGTGGCATCCCACCACCGAGAGCATTGAATAATGGATTACTCATCTGCATTTCCTCCCTTGACCGCTGATTCCTGCACGGTATTAGATCTAACAGGTTCAGAAAAAGAATTTAATCGGTTTATGATAGATTCGCATTTGCCCTTCAAATCGTCATATTCCTGTCTGGTGACATATTTACTGTCCATGTTCTGAACAGGCTGTTTAGGTGGCATCTGAGTGCCTATTTCGTGATACTCAAACGTCCGTAATGGCTGAGGCATACCGGAAACGTCTGTGGATTTTATAAAGAATTTTTCACTCTCACTGTCCATCAGCAGAACACTTGTCCCAGGTGCGACCAGATAGGATTTTGCACCGACTTCGCCAGATACCCACAGGATACCATTGTTGTTCTGTTGGGGTTGCTGTACTGGTTGAGCTGGCATCTGAACAGGCTGTTGCTGAAATTGGTTCATCTGTCCCGGAACACCAAAACTATATTGATAAGGATTGTTATATAATGCCATCTTATGCACCACCTTTCTGATTATATTTTTGCATAAAAAAAGAACCGGAAACAGTTCGTTTCTGGCTCTAATTAGTGTCTAAAAAGTATCAACACACTTTAATTATTTTATTATTCACCCTCCGGCTTAATCGTTTCGCCGTGGATATACTCACGTTCATTTTCTCAGCACAGTATTCAAGAGTGCGTTCCTGGCATCTCAGCCGGAACAGTCTTTCTTCATCCGGTGTAAAATTACACTCTGTCAAGAACCTGTCTATATCTTTCTTAGTGAATACATATAACTTCATGAGCATACCCCTTACTAATGCTAACGTTGATTCTGTGCAAGATAATTTGTAAGCTTCTGTTTTGTTTTTTTTAATTCCTCCACATTGTTGCCGCTGATCTGACTGTCCAGCATGGTCGACAATACTTCCAAAATTAATGAATCTCGTTCTGCAATTCTCCGAAGACTTTCATAATCTCGTCTATCATGTTCTTCCAGTGTCTCTACTCGCTTATTGAGCCGGAACGCCGGAGTAATCCATTTAAAAATTACGGCTGCCGCCCCTCCGACAATGGACACCCCTCCGCAGATAGAGAGGAAAATCTGTACAAATTCTGATATGCTCATTTATTCTCCTTTTCCCAGTAATATACTGGGATCTCGTTGCCGGAATCCCATGTATCGAAATATTTGCCCTCTTGTACTGTCACCACATGACCATCTATGCAGAGGATATATGTGCCTGTCGGATGATCTATGCAAAAGTCATTGACTGTATAGATATATCGTTCTGATTGTTCTATCAGCTTGCGTCTGTATCCATGCTTATAGAGGTACGCTCCCCAGACATAATTTGCACTTGGCATATCTGACAGAGCGCACGCCTGTATCATTAATCCGGTAAATACCGTTTCCCAGTCGAACCCGGTTGCTTTGCATATTGCCCGGACAGCACAATCCCCAACTCGATTCCCGGCAGGATTTGGATTATAATATTCCCATCTATCCATCAGTCAATCCCCTTTGCTGTCTTATATCGTTTTGCCGCTCCTCTGGCTTTTGCGGCGTTCTGGCGATTCCACTTAGCTATCATGAGCCGGTCTTGCAATTCCCTCAGGTCATTCTGCTTGCAGTAATCTTTGTATGCAGCATTTTGTTTCTGTAAAAGATAAGACTTCCGATCAAGGTCTTGTTGTAATGCGAATTTCGCCTTTTCATCCTTACAGTTATCAACCGCCGCTTGCATTCCGAGAACTTCTCTCTTTGTCTTTCGAATCCTCCGCTCATAAGTACGTTGCCTCTGTTCCTTTTCGTACTGTTTGCCTTTGTCCACCCTATCCTGTTCAGAGAGTTCCGCATAAGGATTGAATTCCCCGTCACTGGCTCCAAAGCTATGCCGACAGTTGACTCCTGACAGTCCACTAGCCGTTCCGTATCCGGTCAATGAGAACGGTGGAAATTTCTTGCTCTTGCCAGAACGAGAATATATCTTGCCTTGCCACCATGAGTGATTTCCCGGATTCTCGCCGCCGTCACCTGTTCTGGCTCCTATGTGTGCGCTGACCAGAACTAAATCCCAGTTCATTTCTTCCATGCGTTTTAGAGATATATCTCCCGCAGCCTGAGCCACACCGGTTCTGACAGAACGTGCAACTGCTGTTTCAATCGTGTCTTTTCTGCCAGATGGATATGTGACGGTGACACCATCTGATACAACGTTATTAACTGCCTCTTTGATGGCTTGCGTATATCCAACTGCCCCAGTCATCACATGATTATATGCAAGGTCGCATTGCTCAATATAGAGCCTCTGAGCGGCACTTGCGGTGGTTCTTGTGAAGTTTTTCCACTCGCCCATAGTTGCAAGCATATTCCGTTCCATGAGCCTTATCATAGCCGGTGACTGTTCGAGCGGTACAGGGCTTAATCCTGCCGCCTTGTATATCTTATCATCGTAGTTCATTGCAGTGATTCCAGCATCTTCAAATGCTTCAAGAAGTTCCTGCTGTTCGCGTTTGGTATATCTGGATAGTTCCGCTAGAATGTCCTCTAGCAGTTCACCGGATTCCTGTAGCGTTCTGATTCTCCATGCATCGGCATTGGTCAGAATATAGTCTTCACCTCTGCCAATCCTTGCCATCATTCTCGACACGATCTCAGAGACGATATACTGATGCAGCTCTTCTGCAATTTGTTCACTGCCCTCTGTTATCCGGCGCAAATATTCAGGACTAAGCATAGTATATCACCTCTTTCATCAAAAGTCGTGGTACATGTTTTAAAAATATGCTACAATCAACCTATTAAGGAGGTGTCGCAAAATGTTTTTAAAACTAAAAATTTATTGCACTTGTAATTGCAACTATTACGTAAATGAACAAATTAACACGGAAAAGGTAATTTGTCCAAATTGTGGTAAAGAACATCCGTCTTCATCGCAAATCATATCTATGCTTCGCATGGCTAAGTGCATTAATGATGGCAATGTCCCTGGTGCAAATACAGTGAGGACATTTGCTGTATCTAAGCAAGAAGATTCTGACTGCTAATAATGTTATCGCAAAGTGGAGAGGGGTTTTAATCCTCCCCACTTTTTACTTAATTCACTAAAGCCCTCTTTAGTTAATTACATAAATGTTCTCATAAATCCCTCATATTCATAGGATACACGTTCCTGTCCCACTTCGTTTAGGTGAATTAGGTGTGAACTACTCGGCAACTGAGTTACCAGAGCATCTGAATTAAGGCGGGATACCGCCTTTTCAGGGTGCGTCCATGACACCACTACTGTTTGCTCTTTAGAGCTATACAGCTACTTTTATTATTTCTGGCGTTTTTAGTCCGGTTACGGACAGTTCCTTTTTCTCTCCGGATACGGAGAGATATTTTCTCAGGATGTTATATGCACCTACAGCATCTGCGTTATACTTCCGGTTTCTGTCCCTGTACAGTCCCCTTTGTTTTCGGTTGCATGGCTGTGCATATCTTTTTTCCACCTCTGGTGACAGCGGACTGCACTGGCTGGTATAGCTTTCTTCCTGTCTTACAAAACGGATCCCGTACATCTTAAGCTTATATTCCATCATGCTATAGAGCCTGTTATACGGCAGATTGTGGAACTTCTGGTTTGTTCTGTGTCCCAGGTCTTTTCCTTTCCGGATATTCCGGATATCCCCTGCCACAACACAGGTAATTCCCTGTTCACGGCAGTATTTTGCAAAGTATCTTGTGATCTTGTGTAGATAATCCGTTACCGAGTTCTGCTTTTTCTGATATAATCTGCGAATATGTTTTGATGTGACTGGATGTTTTATTCCCTTCACAGACTGCTGTCCATACCATTGTGCCTGCACCCTTGCAATCTCTTTATGAAAATATCTTTCCAATGCAAGATATCTTCTGCCCAGGATAAATGTATTCCCATTCCCGGAATCATAGCATGTCATAAGATTATGAAGTCCCAGATCAACTGACAGATAGTGTCCATTCTGCGAAAGTTCTTCCCTCTCTGAAATCTCATAAACAACAATAACTTTACATTCACCTTTTTCCGGTGGGTAGATCCGCAACTGTTTGATCTGATCCATGCCCCTGAAAATCTTATTTTCAAGATAAAGAAAGTTCTCATGGATCTGATACGTTTCTTCCATATATCTTTTTAATGCTTTTGGAAGGGACAGACGGACTTTTTCTGTGTCCCATTCATGTACAATTCCCATCTGCATATAGGTAATGGGGATACTTTCCTGTTTAAACCGCGGTGGTCTGGGATTCTCAATCCCTCCGGATCTTTTCAAGGCGTAAAAAGATTTCCATGCTTTATCCAGCAGCTTGCAGACTTCCTGGGCTGTCTGAGATGGAAGCTGTTTATACCACAGATCCTCTCTATGGGATTTTTTCTGATAATACCAGTCCGGGTATTTCTCCATTCCCATTTCTTTGTAATGCTGACGTTCGTAATTACAGACATTCCAGAGCTTGGATGCCGCATAACACATATGTCCGATGACGTTTGCATATTCCTGACTGACCTTTATGGATGTTTTCTTTGACAACAGCATTTCCCACCTCTATGATCTCAATAAGCTTTACTCTGATGCTCAATATATCTGCGGATATTTTCTTCCGACACAGACCCGACCGTTTCCACATAATAGGAATGGTTCCACAGCTCTCCTTTCCAAAGCTGTTCTCTTATTTCCGGAAAACGTTCGAATAATTTCCTGCCGGTGATCCCTTTCAGATATTTCACGATCGCAGTTATGGATAATTTGGGAGGAGCAGACACAAAACAGTGCACATGGTCTCCTTCCCCGCATTCAAACAAATGGACGGTAAAACCTTTATCCGCTGCGATCTCCTGCACCAGCTCCTGAAGATATGCTTCAATCTCCGCATTCAATATCTTCCGCCGGTATTTCACTGACCATACCATATGGTAATTAATATTGCACACACAAGTGCGGTAATGTATAAGATTCTCCTTCATACATATAGTATAGCATAGTATTAAGAATATCACAATAAAATGCCGAACATATTTTCTTTTTTAATAAAGCTGGATACAGCATTTTTTAGTAAAAAAATAAATATATTTTACTTATAATGTGCAGATATGCACAGTTTACGCTTTCATCTCGGCAATTGAATTACCGAGGATTCCCGCTTATCTTCCTAAAAAAAATGTTTTTCGGACATTATCATTCCATGCCCAAATTCCGCCCTGCTT